CTGACCCCACTAAAGGTGAAAGCGGTTCTCTGTTGACGTCCAGCCTGTTGTCATCGAGTTCATGTCTTTTTTTCATGATGATTATTTTGTTCATTCTATAGTAAGATGAGTGACACGAGAATACCAACACTCGCAGAAATAGAGGCGGCCGAAGAGTACGCCCTTTCGAAGTTGTGCACGGAAATACCCAACAAGTTTTCACCCGGGTTGACGACGTGGGACGACAGGTCGAAAACGTGTAAGATAACTCAAAAGGGGTGTCAGGCGGGGTCGGGTAATCCAATCTCTCAACTGCCTTTTGATGGTGCGGGGAACATTATTAGTTTCGACGAAAATAATCGCACGTTCGGGTGGTTTTGGAAAAAGTTCCCAGCGGACTATCTCGTGTGGAGAGCCACGAACACCAGCGGTGGTCGAGCGTACTGCGCCAAGGGGAATGAAATGCTGTATCAGTGGTGCATGTACCCAAGGACGCGCGGTGATGGCGACCACATCAAAGGCATCACGAACATTCCACGATTCCAGTACAACGTACGCAACGGCAAGGAGGAGTGTTACATCCCGGAGAGCTATTGTAAAAACAGAGGGGTGAGCTACAACGCAACGACGCGCGATTGCTACGTAAGTAATGCTCAAAAAGTGCGGGAGTTCTTCGTCGGCTCGGTGATCACGCGCCGGTCGAGACGCGCCTCCGACCCGCGGTTGAAAAAGAACATCGAACTGCACACCAAAGACTTTCCAATCCAGGGGATGAACGTGTACACATACGAGTGGAACGACGTCGCCATGACAACCTATGGCTACGTGGGTGCGGACATTGGATTTCTGGCCGATGAGTTCCCTGAAGAGTACGTAGGCGTCGATGATTTCGGGTACAAATACATCAAAACACACATCGAAGATGAGTTCATGATGCGTGTCACGACGTTTTTGAAAATCGTTGAACAATTGAAAAATAAAATGTAAACCTATTTAAATGGCAAAAAGCAAGGTCGAATTCGAATTCAATGGAGTTAAATACAATCTCGACCCAGATACCATGCGGGTTAGAACCGCTCAGAACATCGACGTGGATATACAACTACAAAGACAAATGCTCAGCGACCCGTCCATCAGGAACCAACTTTTCCGGAGCCTCGATGAAGTCGATATTAACCGAATGTCCTCAGGTATCACAGGACCTCGAGCGGGTACTCGGTCGTTGTTGGACCGATTTCGAGATGCACTGAGTCTCAATGGAAAAACGCGGGGCGACAATATCGCGGCGAATCCTTCGAGTAAAACAGCGGTTGATGCCGGTCAATCGACACGGGAAGTCGCGAATGCGAGAACCACCAAAAGTGCAACCCAAGCTGACGCAGAGAAAGTCGTGAATGATGCTGTGCCAGATACACCGGAAGGTAGAAAACTAAAGGAGGATGCCGACGAACTCGCCAAAGACCCAAAAGTATCTCAAACTCTTAAAAAATGGGGCATTCGTGGTGGTGTCGGTGTCATATTCTTGATGATGGTGTACAAGACCGCAAATCCGTTTGAAGCTATGGGGAAGGGTGCGAAAGACTTGGAAAAGGGTGTCAAAGGTCTTTCTGACCTCATGAATTCCATTTTCGAAGCTTTTAAAACCCTCATTTCATTTTTAACAAAGAATTGGATGGTGTCGGCCGCATCCTCGTGTTGCTGCGTTTTGTTGATTGTGCTTCCACTCATCATGGGTAGCGTACAAGGCATGACACCGAGACGTCCCAGGTACGGTGGCGGCTACTAATTAAAATAATCTCAGTCAATACCATAGATGTCTAATGACGGCGGCGCCTCAATCGCATTAGTCATGTTTGGACTCATGGCCATGAGTGCAAGTGCCGGTACGGCGGCATACTTTCTAACACGCGAAGATGACGAGGACACGCCGACGCCGACGCCGACCCCGACTCCACCATCGGACATAAAGGTCGTGACACCGGATTCCATCGTACCATCAAATTGCCAGGGGGACACAAAGATTAGAAAAAAGGTGTGTCACAACCCAGAGACAGGGGTGCCGTTCGATGGAACCCCTGATAATTGTGGTCCAGGTAAAGAACTATGGGTTCCAGACCCATCAGCTCCCGGATACGTCGCCGCGGTAGGTGATGGGACGTGTGAGGGTGAACTCCGTGACTGCGTGAGCGAATGTCCGGCGCCGTGTTCAGGGGGTGAATGGAAAACGGACCCGTCGGATTTTTGTAAAATTGTCTCGTACGATGATTCAAATCCACCACAAAAGATTGAAACGCGCTTGGATGGCACGACTTCGTGTGGTACGGGCGTTGTCCGTGAAATTCTAGATGAGACTAGAAACAACTTTGTGGAAGCGCGAGGTTTGGGGTCGTGTACGAAAACGAGAGTCGGTGCGTGCAGCGTCTCGTGCCCCTCTGGCATGAGTCCATCAAGTGGGTGCGCGTACTACGCGAATAGACAGAAGAGCGCGAACGGATGTATGAGACTCGACGCCAATGGGAATGCAAAAGAATATAAAACAGATGGTTCCAATAACGTCGCGTGTGGTGAAAGTGGTAAACAGGAATATTTTTACTTGCCAATCAATGCGAGTGGGTGCAACAAGTTATCCGAATGGGAACCTTGTGTTGGTGAACCATGCCCTATCAATTGCGTGGGTAACTGGCGACAGGCGTCACCTTCGAACCCCGAGGGTTGGGAAGCGTGCACAGGTTCGTGTGGAACACAGCCGGAGAGACAAAGGGTGTACCACGTTAGCCAAGAACCCCTGCATGAAGGTGCGGCGTGTACAAAGACACATGGTACCATTGAAAAGGAAAATTGTGGAAGCGTGCAGCCGTGTTGTGAAGTGGGTGCATGGCAAGATGGAACGTGCAACGCCAATGGTTACATGACAAAGACGCGCACACTCAAGGAGAATAGCCCGGGTGCGTGTGCAAACTATGAAAGTAGTGAAGTTGATAGTTGTTGTTACCAAGCCGGGGATTGGAAAGTTGATGGAAGTTGTGAAGAAAAGGAAGCGGGTAAACAATTCTATAAACAAACCATAGCTGGTAATTGTCCAAGTGGTACAGACACAAAGTACGAAGAATGTAAAAATTGTGTGCGTGAACTTACTGGGTATAGAAAACAAGAACAATTTACGTGGCGGAGTTGTTTCAAACCTAATGTCGGTTGTCGCGACGCAACAGGTTGTAAAACATACACGAAATACAAAATTACACAACCTATCGTAGGTACAGGTACGGGAGACTGTGATGAAGTATCCGTCACGGAAGATTATCGTGGCATTGCTTGTGCGAGTTTTGACTGGACGTTTCACCCCTCCTGGCTCCGAAGTTGAGATATATGTATAAAGATTACAACCAATTATATAGTAAATACTAATGACCCTTCAAGTGAAGTGTCTCCGTGAGAATGTCCATCTTCCTACTCGTGGCTCTAGTGGCGCTGTTGGATATGATTTATATTCTGACGAAGACATTGTTGTCGTACACGGCGAGCGCGCTCTCGTGGGGACGGGCATCGCACTCGGTTTGCCTATAGGGGTGTACGGGCGCGTTGCCCCGAGGTCGGGACTTGCCGTGAAACACGGGATCCACGTGGGTGCTGGGGTTATTGACCCGGATTATACGGGTGAAGTCAAGGTGCTCCTTTTTAATCACGGTAGTCATGATTTTGAAATTAAAAAGGGGGACAGAATTGCACAATTGGTGTTGGAGCGATGCGAGACCCCAGACGTTGAGGAGGTTAAGGTTATCGCAGACACGGAACGAGGTGAAGGTGGATTCGGTTCTACAGGTACCAACCATCTTCCGCCGTTGGCATAAATAAAATACCTTTCCGCATCGTCATGAATAATTTAGACTGGTGCATCGACGGGTAGGACCACAACAACCACCGGTCCCAGTATTCAGCCTTGTAAAAATCATCCCAGTCTTCGTCACGACTTTCACACACGTGTAACATTTCTCGATGAATTTCCGTCGTATCGCGTTCCACGCGAATCTTCTTAGGCACCACAGCGCCGTGTCTAAGAAGGTGTGCTCGCATCAAACGAGGGTTTCTGTGGTCGGTGTAATCCTGGAGATTTTTATCACCGAAATCGATGGCGCGAGTGTTTGGTAATATGACTCTGTACTTGTGACAAACGGATGGACTTGGTTTGAGAACCACGTACATATTAATTAAAGTTTTTAGTTTTTTTATATATAAATGTCGCAAAGGGATGTCCTGGATCATGGATTTGTTCGCCTCGTGGACCACATGCCTCAACAAGACCTGGACAACGCCATCGTGCAGTCAGCGAGAGTCTCGTATGGAGATGGGACTAAAACAACACGAGGAGACCGGGGACTTATACGATATCTGCTTAGACACTGGCACACCACGCCCTTCGAGATGGTGGAATTCAAGTTTCACATCAAGATGCCAATCTACATCGCTCGACAACACATGCGACACCGAACCGCGAGTATCAATGAACTCTCCGCCCGCTACTCCGTCGTTCCAAAGGAATACTTCGAACCCGACGTTTTACGCGGGCAATCTCAAGTGAATCATCAAGGTTCCGAAGGCGTCGTTGAAATCACGGAAGCGCAGCGACAGCGAGTGTCGCGACACTTGAACGAAGCTTTCGGGGTGTATGATGATTTACTCGAAGGTGGGTGTTGTCGCGAACAAGCGCGCGGTGTCCTGCCACAAAGCACGTACACGGAGTTTTACTGGAAAATCAATCTGCACAATCTTCTCCATTATCTCCAACTTCGAATGGAACCGGGGGCGCAGAAAGAAATTCGCGACTACGCCAACGCCATCTACGAGCTCGTGGAGCCCTTGGCGCCCATCACGATGGAAGCGTTCAAGGATTTCAGAGTTAACGGAATGTTTTTGACTGGACCGGAGATTCAAGCCTTGCGCACTGGAGGGGATATTGAATCACCAGGGGAGCGTAGAGAATTTGAAGAGAAGAAGAAAATTTTAGGCATTTAATATATATGTGGACATACATTGCCGTTTTTTTAGCACTCGCGGCAAACTGGCTCGTAGGATATTACATCACGACGCGACGCGGCGAAGGTAATGATGGAAAAGCGAAAGATATTGGGTTCGAACTCTTACCAGACCTGAGCCGTTACGAAATTCTTCACGACCTCACCGGTGTCATCCCCAGCATCTTCTTGTTGTACAAATGGTTCAGCGCCGATGGGTGGTCAAACGTGGTGAAGAACAGATACATGACGACCATGACTTTCATGTATGCCGCGAGGGCGATGACGACACTCGTCACACAACTCCCAGCGGCCAAACCCGGGGCGTGCAAACCTAATCCACCCATGAGTTTTTGCAATGATTACATGTTCTCCGGACACACGACGTTCAACATCGTCACCTCCTACTTTGTCGGAAAAGTGTTATACCCACTGTATCCCATGGTAGCCTCGCTCATCACGATTGCGACGCGCGAACACTACAGCATCGATGTCCTCGTGGCGTGGATTATCTTCTTCGCCATCCAGTGTAGGATTTAAATATCAACTATAAAGTATAAGAATGAGTGGTGGTGACGATGGGGCAATTCTCATAGTCGGTATGATGGCGTGTGTTTGCTCAGTTGTCCTATCGGCCGGACTGACCTACACATGTACAGGAGGGTCCTTTGACCCAGATGATTTTGATACAGAGAAGTGTCTCGAACTTTTCCCAGAAGATACCTCCGATGGAGGTGGAGGTGGAGGTGGAGGTGGAGGTGGAAGTGGAGGAAGTGAAAACGTACCTCGTAGTCAGGACCTTACCATTTGTGGCACACAATTCTTTTCAAATGAAAGTCGGACGTGTTTTACTGGAAGTGAACAAGTTGGTGTTCGTTGGGCGTGGTTGAACAACGACACAGCGTCTTCTTGTAGAGAAAAGGTTGCAAAATACCTCGTCGAAGTGTCATCCTCAATGGATAACCATAACACCAAGAAGATGTATAATGTTCTCGGTAAAGATGCAAATAGTGTTATTATTTCAGGTGCATCCTCCTTGATGACATCCAGTGGCAATGCTCAAAATGTAAAAATTTACATCACACCGCTGGATGCAAGTGGGGCTAAAATTTCGGAGACCGCTGTTGCGGAAGTTGACACGGGGAGTTCGGACACAGATACGTGTGATGCCATTGGAGGAACGGCGGTGCCACTTGCTAATTTTGTGCAGGTCACTGCAGGTACTGCTGGAACTGGTGAAGACTGCTCTGGTGGGACGTGGAGTCCACCTGGTCCATGCATGGCGGATGACGGAGTCACTGAACTCACCGGAGAGGTTGGTAAGTGTGGGACGGGTAGCGCTTTACTCACACTTTCTGGCCAAACCCCAGCGTCTGCTGGCGGAACTTGTGTTGTTGAAAAAAGAGACAGATGCACAAAACCATGCCCAGTGGAAACTCCTTCGGATTGTGTGTTAGCGAGGCTTCCGAATGGAGAAATCAACTGGAACCCATATCCGGGAACACCAGACTATAATGCGACATGTAAACAACAATGCGAAGCAAGTGGTGCAACGACTGAGGAAATTTATGCATCTGCGGATGTTATGGAAGATGCCGTCGGAACTGGTAATTGCCATTTTACACAGACAACGACGTGTACGTGTCCCAGAGATTGTGTTGGACATTGGAACCCTGCAGGCTCTGATACGTATCCGGGACGTAAGTGCGCCGAAAGTATATATACGCCGGCGCCATACTTTTATTATGATAAGAAGGAATATGTTGTTGACCAAAATGAAAATGCAACTGGTAAGTGCCCCAATAGAGGTAAAAAAATTAAAACTAGGGGCCGTGCTTATAGGTTTCTTCACACAGGTCCTCCATCAAACCCATTGGTACAGCACGAGTATGAAGTTAGTGCCGATGGCATGCAGCTCAGACGACCTGGGTCTACTACTTATCAGTGGTTCAACTTAACACCTGAAAATCTTCGTATATGTCCACAAACAGAAACTTATAATTAAAAAAATATTCACGTAACGTAAGACATGTCCGGGAAAACTATTCCCGTTGCCATGGTGGCTGTGTGCAGCGTCTCAGCAATGCTCAGTTTTGGGTTAGGGTCATACACGTGCACCGACGGAACTTTTGATTTTTCAAATTTCGAAGGTAGTTTGTGTTTCACCTGGCCAAACAAAAATGAAGATGGCGGTGGCAGTGGCAGTGGCAGTGGCAGTGGCAGTGGCAGTGGCAGTGGCACCCCAGATGATGACCCGGCTTTGTTCACAAGCGATTTTCCAGCCTCGGCACATTTTAGTGAATGTGATGGAGCGGTCACTATCACAAAACAATGTCAACAAGAAGTTAACAGCTCTCAAGGAAAAGTAGGTATCCGTTGGAACACTCTGATGTGTCAGGAGCATGTGTCGAAGTTTGCCATCGAGATATTCTCTTCGGCTGATACCAATAAAAGATATCGATACATCACGGAAGTATCTCCGAACAAAAATTCAATAATCATAGAGCTCGGCACTAGCTTCTACAAAGATCATAACATGACAATTATTGTGACTCCGTTGGACCAGTATAATAAAAAATTAGCCACAGGTGCAGAGGTTGTTCTCGATAAAGACTCGACATATGAGACATGTGATAGTATCGGAGGTACACCTGTGAGTTTTTATTGGTTCAAAGAAGTCACTGAAGCCCCACCCGCCCCCGTGGATTGTGCGGGTGGGGCGTGGAGTGCGCCAGGTTCTTGCATGGCCGACGACGGTGAAACGATTCTGACAGGGGAACCTGGAAAATGTGGTGCGGGTATAACAAAAAGTATTCTCACTGGTTACACGCCTGCACAAAATGGGGGTGCTTGTAAAACAGAGGAAGGTACGAGGTGTTATGTCCCATGTCCCAGCGAAACACCCTCGGATTGTGTGTTAGCGAGGTATCCCAACAACCACCCAACACGGGCTGGTCAAATTGCATGGAATCCCGCCCCGGGTACGCCAGATTTCAATTATATGTGTTGTTCAGTCGAACCGAAAGGTAAAGTCTTCCAATCCGTGGACATTTTCGAAGACGCTCAAGGCACAGGAAACTGTCATTACACACAGGAAGTCACGTGCTCATGTCCCCCGTCGTAAGGGTGGTAGACGAACGCCGATCGTGCGCAGTGCGTGGCGACGTTCCCTCGACAAGTGTGTGTCTGGGTCTTTTTGTTGTTCCAGCCAGAGGCACAGGGCTGGGTGCGATTCCGCGACAGATAGGTGCCCATTTTTACGATGAAAATCATTCAACTTCGTAAACATGGTCAACCACTGGTCCTCTGACGGGACAATCCATTCATCTTTATTCGCGGGGTCATTCATGTACTCAATAGCTCGGTTCATGAATTCGTCGTAATACTCGCGATAGTCGTAATCCTGCACGCGGTGAAGAAGGTGTACCGGTGGGTCGATTACAATCTCGAGTTCGCGAAGTTCTAATTCAAACGCCCAGTTTAATAATTCCATGGGGTCCGTGCTCGTTTGTACGTATTGAATCATATCTGCGGTGAGAAGTCCGCGTCCCTGTTTCTTTTTAGCGCGGTTGTGTTTTGATATACCAGAATTTATATAGTCTTCACGACATAATTCTATTGATTTTTCTAGTATTATCTCCTGAAGTTCGATTGGTATAATGTCCCATAATGAAGTTGTCATGAACACTTACATTTTACGCAGAAGTTTTTTTTAAAACAAAAATAGAAATGCCCGTTATTCACCCCACAAGTAGGTGAGGGAACGGGACGTTGATAACCTGATTCGATTAAATGGCCACCACCAACTCATTTATTGTTATACAGAGATAAATCTTTATCTGCCGTGTACCACGTCTTTCCCTTTGTCGCGAAGCTGTGCACCCGAGCGTAGGCCCACGCCTGTGGCGACGCCCCTGGCCGGTGTCCGGTGCGCCACGCGGCGAGTCCCCTGTTGTACACGATGCGAAGGGTCTTGAGTGGTATGCCCGTCGCCTTTGCAATCTGTGGCAACGTTTTGACATCGTCTCCATACATCCCACGAAATTTTCTCGTGTATGAAGACGTGCGCACCTTTTGCCCCCTGTCCGTGGGGAAGGGGGTGTACGTTTTCTTCAACATTTTGAGGTATCGTCGTTCCACGTCGCGAAGGGTCGTGAGACCCCTGAAGTAACGCACGGGTGCGTAGATTTTACCGTGGCGTGCGCGGAGCACTCTCACTTTTGCTCTGATTTCGGTATCTGAGAGGGTGCTCATCTACCAGTTTTTGAGATAAAAATCCTTGACAATGACGAAATGTGGTGTTGGATTTATGAACGAATGCGACTCGAGCTGTTTGATTGTGCACGCGCCCCTGTCCTCGAGGAGTTGGCACCACGTCTCCGGGGTTTGCATGTTTTCGATGGTGTTCATGGATTGACGGAAAAACAGGTAGTGTAATTTTGAAACGACGTACTGATACAACGTCTGTGGCGCGTCTTCGACAATAATGATTCTCTTGGCGCACACGCGTTTGAGTTCTTCTATGATTTGTGTGTGGTGTGGGATGTGGTGGAGAACGAACATACACACGACCACATCAAAGGCGTCGTCATCGTATGGTAGCTTGTAACCATCGTACACGTCTGCGTCTTTACACCCCTTATATATGTCCACGCTCGTGACGTAATTGCGATTTTTCAGGTACTTGGCGAGTGCGCAACTTCCTGAGCCAAAGTCGAGAACGTTTGTAAACTTTGGTATGTATTCTTTTATTTCCTGAAAGTATTTATTTCTGTTCATGACATCTTTGTATATGAACAATGCCGCCACCACACATATAATAAATGGGATGCGCATTTAATTTAAATGCAGATTAAAAACTGCCAGTCATTCGCTGGGTCTGGGCACGTGTCTTCACAATGAGTGTCTCTGAAATTCAACACCTCTTCCTCTCACTGAGCGATGCGTACAGGCAGCGGGACGACGAGGGTCGTGCGGCGTCGTTCGCGCGTGCCTCGGATGCCATAGCCTGTCTCAAAGTCATCAAGAGTGGTGCGGACATTTCGAATCTTCAGGGCATTGGAAAAAGTTCTGTAGAAATCGTGGATGAGTATCTCGCGACTGGTCGATGTGCACGTCTCGATGACATGCTTGATTTTTCAGACATCATAGAAAACTGCAAACGCGCGAGGGAGGATGAATTATCTCAAATGAAAAAACCGACGAGTAAAGAAGTCACGAAAGCCTTTGTTCTCACCAACCATCCATACGTTGGACAGAGAGCAAAGGAGGTGAAAGATGTTATTAAAACGATGGATGTCCATCTCAGAGTTTTGGTCGCACACGCATTGAAGCGCGATGGATACTTACCGAGAGAAGTCAGTGACGACACGCTCTGTGAAGATTGTCACTTGATTCTCGATGAAAGTTGTAGAGATGAGTGCACGTGTGTTCGCGTGCGAGAATATGCCGAGGCCGAAGCTCTTGGGTGTAAAAATTTACCTGATTTTAATTAGTTACCGAATGCAATCCCACCCATACCATCCTTGATGCGCAACACATTCATGTTCACCCCGTAGGCGCGAATCACCGCACCCGACGTCCCAGCGCCGTTCGGGGTGTTGAGCTTGAGGGTGGCCGTGTCGATGCGACTGAAGTTCAGGGAACCCGTCATTTGTGTCTTGTTAAGCGTGAGCGCGAACGGCCACGTGTAGAGCGGCAGCGTGTCGAGCAAACCATCCGGGAGCGTCGTCGTGTGCATTTCCGGAACGATGGTGTGGTGGAACACGTTCGAGGTTTCATCGAAGAGCGGGGTGCCGTTGATGTAAAGGGTGCTGGTCTTGAACCCGTAGTTGGCTGCCCAACTGGCACCGGCGGTATCGGACGAGACGACGTGCACGGCTCGGCACGGGTGGTTGAAGTACGTCAAGTCAACTTCCGTGTCGGTGATAGCCATGGATTGGTATTGAACTTGGTTGATGAGCATCTTTTGTTCATTCTTGACGAAGAATTCTCGCTCTTCGGTGTCGACGAACGCGAACATGCCGTAAACCTTTGGCGTCTCCGACGGCGTGAATCCCGAACGGCACTTCACGCGGATTTCGACCTGATGATTCGAGAGCGCGACCAACGGAAGGCACTTCGTCCAGTCTTCGGAGAAGAAGAATGGGATCAAGTAGTGTCCGGAGTTGCTTCCGCTGTAACCGACGGCGTTAGCCTTGACGTCCGTGGTCGTGACCGCCATGGACGACTTGGCCGCGTCCGGGCGGTACAACACGTTGTGCACGCCTTGAATGAAAAGGGCGTCCAACTTCACCACTTGTTGGCCACCGATCCACAACGAAAATTCAGTCGG